TTGAGCTGGCGCAGAACGATCTGGTGATTGACCGGATCGGTCGTGGGCGCCCGGATTGCCGTAGTTTTGGCCATGGCAGTCCTACGTCTTCATGATGTAGAACAGCGCGCGGTACGGCGGCAGCGTGTACGAGTGCGTGTGCGCGGTTCCGCCGCTGATCGAGTGCGTGTGCGGATTCGCCGCGGTGCTGGAACCCGGGCCGCCGCTACCGCCGGTCGTCTCGATGAAGTCCACGGCCGACTGACCACCGCCCAGTTCGCTGAGGTTGGTGTGATACGAGCCAGAGCCGCTCTGGATACCGATGACCGCAGGCTGACCGTTGGAGCTGTACGTCAAGCCGCTCGCCCACCACCGGTGGCTATGAGACGGGATTTGGTCAATTGTCAGCGCGGTGCTGCCAACAGATAGGCCACCGAGGGAAGTTGAGCCGGTCGTAGTGCTGGATGATCCGCCGGAGGTCGCAAGGACCCCGCCGGCACCGAGCACGAACTGGTCCCGAAGGTCCGGTGTGCCGTGGGTACCATCGCAGACAACCCAGCCGGAGGGAACCGATGAGCTGGTGCCGCTCCACAGAACGATCATACCAGTGACTGCGACACCCACCCCACTGGGCAGACTGCTCAAGAGGTTCGCAGTTGTCAGGATCGGGCTGCCAGCGGCCGTAGCCGGCGAGCCGATCGGCACGTGAATCTGGTTGCTGGTATCGCCGGGCTGCGAACGGATATAACCACCGGCGTATTCCCCGCCCTGAAGCGAGCCGCCGGCACCAAGCTGTAGGACGCCGGTGACGTTGGTCGTCCCGCTGAGGGTATCGCCGCCGGTCTTCTGGAAGAACGCACCAAGCATCCCAGCGGTGACTCGTTGCTCGAAGCGCGTGCCAGAAGCGAATGGCAGCGGAGTTGTGTTCTCCTGGCCGCGCACGATCACGAATGAGTCCACGGTGCGGCTCGTGATCGTGACGACTTCGATGTTGCCGTTCACGTCTTCAAGCGTGCCGAGTGCAATCTGGCCAGCGCCGGGGTTCGAGAACAGCACGCCAGTCCCCGGTGTCACCGTCAGGCTGGTGTCACCGGAGCCGATACCCGACGCCAGGAGCGATGATGCGTTGTCATTGAAAAGAATGATGCTGCTCATAGGTCAGACCTGATAGTGAACTTGACCACGTCTTCCACGATCTGACCAGCGCTCGTGTTGGCCAGGAACTGAACCTCAAACTCGTCCCCGTCGTCGCCCCCGTTGGCGTAGAACACTACCTGGAGGCTACCGGGACCGACCACGACGCTCGTGATCTGGAATGCAGCAACCGGCGGGTTCGTCCCGAAGGTCTGCGTGATGTTGATCGGAGACGAGATGCTCGTGACAGTCTCACCCGTCGATAGGGTGAGCGTATAATCCAGGATATACCTGCGCTTCTCTTCAGGAGCCTGTGTGAACACACCGCTATACGTACTCATGCCTGCACCGTGTTGTTCTTCTTCGCGGGCCAGATGCGGGGCTGGATGTCCCCCACTCGGCTTACCTGGACCGCGGGGTAGACCGCTGCCCCCACGAATTTACCATACACGGCGGCCGGGGGCACAGAAACCTGCACCACGATGGACTCGGCTCCCTGTGTCGCCTCTGTAAACCCATATAGCGCCACGATTTTGTACGTATGCGACCCGGAGAGAGGACTGGCGTCGGTCCAATTTGGCGCAGTCGTATTACCGATAAACACGCCGTCTCGATACACATCGAAGCTGTCTGCGATCGGGTAGGTCAATGTGGTTATCAGCACGCCGGAGGCACCGTTTCCACCTGGGGAATTTACCGACCCATTAGCAGTTCCGCCGCCACCGCCACCGCCATAATTGGCCCCGTTCGTACCAGGAGCAAACCCGGGGGCATTACCGCCATTCCCTCCGGGACCATCAGCGCATACACCGCCGGTTTGCGGCGGAGCACCTATCCCGGTGCCGCTCGTATCAGCTCCAGATGCGCCGGCGTGCGTGGTACTCGCAAAAGATCCACCGCCGCCGCCACCTGTCCACAAGCCACCGTTTTCAGTTGTGTACGAAGTAGCCCCTGTAACAGTACCAACAGCCGCTGGAGACGGAGATTGTTTGCCGCCTTGCGCGACAACATATGACCCGAAAGAAGTATCACCACCTGGAGTTCCGGGTGTCGCCGCCGTACCAACTGCTGGGCCACCAGCTCCTCCTGTTCCTATGGTGACCGTAACAGGATACGAAAGCGATAACGGAGCGAAGAACGCATCGACATAGGCCCCTCCGTAGCCAGCTAGCCCAGTTATATCAAAACCGGCTGGAGCGCCGCCGCCGCCTGATCCTCCGCCGACAGCGACTACCTCAAGCTGAGTAGTCATGCTATCCGGCGCTGGGAAAGATCCATTCGCAGTGTATGTAGCAGTCAAGTACGGCGAAGAAGACCAGCTCAATAGAACAGATCCAAACGTCGTTACAACCGCTTCCAACCCGGTTATTGCCCCGTAGTTACTCATACCTGAAAGTAACCACCGTTGGCTTGATCGAACCCAACTGCGTAATCGAAGCCCTGAAGGACGAACGGGAATCCGGGACCCGTTGAACTGTAGTAGATCAACGGGCTGGTCGCATCGCTGGCCGTCTTCACATACAGAACGATGGCGGCCACCGTGTACGGCGTCAGGATACCGGTCCATTCTGGGATCGTCCCGTAGCAGATTCCGTTCTTCTCCCCCAGGTTGGTCAACGCGTAGTCGCGGACGATGATCGCTGACGCCGGGATATTGCTGACATACTGATCCGTGAGCAACGGCGCGTACTGGTTGTTCACCAACATGGCATTGACAGCGGCGGTTGGCCAGTTGAGCTGGGCCGTCGCGAACAGATGCCGCGCGTTGTTGTAGAGGAAATCCGTCGGTGCCCCGTCGCTCATCCACCTGCCCTCGGAAGTAGCTGCGATCCGCCGCGGCCGGCGAAGCGCGGGTAGAAGATCGGCGTGTCAGCCGGTCCATTGCCACGCTCTGCCACGTCGCGCCATGTCATGATCTCCTGACGGAACTTGCGCTCGTAGTCCTGACCGAGCTGCTTGTCGCTCCAGGGCTTCTTCGGCATGCGATAGAGCCGCGCCAGGACGCCGTATTGCAACGCATCCAGGTGGTGGGTATACGCCACGTCGGGCAGCGTGCTCGCAGTCGGAGTGGGCACGAGGGACGCGCGGACGTACAGGATCTTGCCGTAGCTCTGGTCCGGTACCGGGTAGAGCTGCAACTGGTCCATCGCCTTCATGAAGTACCGGCTCGGGGGCTGCGGCGTGCCACCATACGGCGCTCGGGTGAGCACGGTGAGCTGCTGTGGCAGGTTGGCCCCCTCGAACGGGAACAACCACGCATCGAGCACGAACTGGACGCGCTTGTTCTGGTCCACCGGGTTGAGCTGCACGATGTCCTGGAGCGCCTTGATCGTGTACGGCCCAACATCCTCGCGCCATGCCGTGGACTTCGTGTAGAACTCGCGCGCGACCTGCGTGAGCTGCGTCGCCGCAAGCTGGTCCGGGACGCCTGGGATCTGCTGCAACACGAGGTTGATGACGTACTGGAGGACTTGTCCGCCCAGAGCCTGGGAAGATTGACCGCCGTCGAGAGTGGCTATAGCCATGGTTATGCTCCCTGGAGCTGCTGCACGAAGCTCTGGTTGAGCTGCGCGGAGCGCGATTGGTCAGTGAACTCGTCGTCCTGGATCTCAACGCGGCCCGCGATATACGCCACCACGGGGGCGAAGAAGAGGCGGTCGTCCACGGGGAAGGAGGTAGCCGGCGTCTTGCCAAGGTCGGACGCGTAGAAGGTCTCCACGGCGTTGTTGGAGATGACCCCGGAGCTGAAGTTGCCGATGTAGGCGTCCGGCCGCACGCTGTACAGCACGCGCAGCGCTGTATTTAGGAATGTGAGGAGAGTCGTATCAGGATTACGATACGGAACCTGAAGGTCATTGACGATCGTCCGCGCTTCAAAGAGCGCGTCGTCGATGGATTTTACACTGGTGTCGGACATATCAAGGTCTCCGTAAGAAGAAAGGGGGCCACCCCGGTTAAGGAATGGCCCCCTTGATCGTCACACCCAAGAGGGCGTCAGTCGGATCAGGTACCGGAGTTCACCACGATCGCCTCACCCACGAGGGTGGGGTTGATGACCTGGAAGCCCCAGACCTGGAGACCGCGCATGAGGGTACCGAAGGTGCTCTCAGAGCGCAGCGTCTCGACCTTGGTCATCTGCGACGCGAACGTGAGGCCCAGGCTGTGCCCAAAGTACACGGCCCACTCGCCGGTCTTCAGACCACCGCCGTTGGTCTCGGACGCCAGCTCCGGGTAGGTCGTACCCGTTGCCGACACGTTCGAGCCGTTGCCGACCGGCAGCAGGTTGCTGACGTACACGGTGAACCGGTCGATCATGCCCAGGCGCCCATTGCGCGCGATGGACACAGCGTCACCGGTCAGGTACGCCTGCTGGAACTGCGAGCGCTTCACCATCGCAGCGACCCACGGGGGAACCACGATCCAGCGGCCCGTCTCCGGAACGCGCTGCTCGTCGAGCACCAGCCCGCAGTCGATGATGAAGTCGATCACCTTGCGCGCATTCGCCGAGGAGCCGCCCACACCGGTACCGGCCGAAGCCGCGCCGATATACAGCGGAACGCCCTGCGTCGCGGCAGCGGTCAGCGTGTTCTGGCTGTAGCCCAGGTTGATGCTCTGGCTCAGACGGCCGGCCGCGGTCCCGATGTTGTGCGGGTCCGAGTTGTTGCCGAGCGACTGGAGCTGGAGCACGTTCTGGTCCACGTACACCTTCATCTGCTCGGACGCGTTGTCCGCCCAGTTGCTCAGAAGGTCCACGTCAGCCTGGATCTCCATGACATCGTCCAGGACCGTATTGAAGTACGCACCCTGGTTGATCTGGAGCTGCACCAGCGGCGAGCTGGGACGCTGAACGGTCAGCGCTTGGTTCGCCGTGTACGCGTTGATGGTGATCGTCGGATGAGTCCGGATGTTCACCGTATCGCCGTAGTTGCGGATCTCACCCTCGTAGTCCGTCGAGGCAATCGCGCCGAGGACGGTCGCGTCGTAGAACTTCTCCACGAACTTGCCGGACCAGATTACGGGGATGAAAACGCCACTGTAAGCCGGTGACGGATTGGAGCCCAGATAAGGGCTGCCGGAAATTGGATAGCCAGCCATGTCAGTTACCTACCCGAAGGTTTTCTTCGTTGTTGTTCTTCTAAAACGCGTCGTTCGCGTGTCGCATTTTGCGGTCCGGGACAATCCGGCCTTCTGCGCTCGCGCGAGCGATTTCTTGCATCATCGCGGCGTACTGTTCCGCCGAAATCTGCTTCTTCCGCACTTTGGCGTAAAAGTCCTTGATCTCTGACTCAGACCAAATTCTTTTTCCGCCTGCACCTTCGGGAGCCGCCGGAGGACCACCCCGGACTTCCGGGGCCACGAGTGTCGCTGGGTCCACGTTGGGAGCACCAGGGGCTCGTGCCTGCGCAGGGTATTCCCGTGCATACGCCTGAAATATAGCGACGACACGTGCGGCGTCGAGCTTATTGTAGGCGTCCGCCAGGGCCACCCGGCGGGTCACACCACTGAATATATCCGTGATTGCCAGCCAGTCAAGGAATTCTTCACTCTCGTTGATCGCGCGCCACGTCGGCACCGCGGCATCGAGCTGAGCTTCCAGGGCTGCGACCGACCCGCGGCGTGCCTGTTGGGCGACGCTGGTGGTCGTCTGAGTGACACGCGACAGCTCGGAGTTGAGCTTCTCGATCGTCGGACGAACCATGTTCTCCGCGAGCCGCGCGACGAGCGGAAGTAGGTCGCCGTACTCCTCGATCTCCTTGTCGGTCGCTCCCAGAGCCTTCATGCGCTCCTCGGGAGTCTGCGGCGCGGCGGGCGGCGCGGGCGGCGCGGCCCGGTCACGTGCCAGCATCTCGGTCATGAGCTGCGTGTTCTGGTTGAGCTGGTCGCGCATCGAGCCGATCTCAGAGTTGTACTTGCCCTGGAGCGTGGCGAAGCGTGCCTCGGAGCGGCGCAGCGCCTCGCGGAGATCGGCGTCCAGAGTAGCGTCAGCGACCGCGGCGGCCGAAGGCGGCGGGGCGGCGGCGCGCTGCGGGGGTTGACTCGCGGGCGGTTCATTGGCAGCGGGCTGCGCCGGCGGCTGATTCGCCGGTGGAACAGAGGCAGCGCCGGGCTGCGGTGGAGCGTTCAGTTCAGCGATGAGGCGGTTGGCTTCGGCTACTTGGGCGCGAACGGCCGCCGGAACGGTATGGCCGGATGCTGGGGTAGTCATGATGTGATGTTCCCGTTGTTGTTATTGATGTTGTGGAGAAGCATATGGAGCGCCCGACATTCCCCGCGAAGGGCCTCGTCTGGGGTCGGGCTGATGAGGAGGGTCCGGACGCGATCCGAGTAGTGCTCCTCAAGCGTGGTCACATAATGACCAAAATGGGGGTTGTCTTTGAGCTGGCGGAGTGCGTCCGCCAAACGCTGTCGGTCGTAGCTCACAGGTCGGCTGTTCCTTTGTCCACGGTCACAGCCTGAAGATTGGACGGCCGAGGAACGGGCTCAGGGTGTCGTCGCCCTGGTCCGCGTCGGGGTCGCGCTTGCTGTAATCGCGGGAGTAGACGCGCGTGCTCGGCGCAGTCTCGCCGTTCGCGCTCTTGAGGTCCGCCACGGTGCCGCGGACGAAGTCGAGCCGCTGCTCGCCCACGGTCTTGGACCCGGGCGCCTCGGGCAGCTTCGTGCAGCCGTCTGCTTCCTTCGGGAAACGGCTCGGGGGAACCTTGGTGCCGGGCTGCGACATCAGGCTGCTCCGCGCCCGCCGCGCTTCGGGTAGGAAGCCTTGAGGGGCGAGCTGCGCAGACCGCCGCCGGTGCCCTCGGTGGACGCATCCTTCGCGTCGCTGGCCTTGGAAAGAAAGTCGCCCTTCCCGCTGCGGACCACCTTCGACTCCTTCGGAGCCTTGTCGGCGTTCATCGTCGGGATGTGGGTGCAGTTCTCAGTGAAGACCGGGCCGGAACCCTGGTCGATCACGCCATTGGAGCGCGTCTTGCCACCACGGCCGCCGTTCTTGAACTTGGCCGGATCGTTCTTGCTGAACACCGGGCCGCTGGCCTGGGTGTGAACCGAACTGGTACCGCTGGTCTTGCTCATTGCCATGTCCCTCATGGGGATCTTGTTATGGTCGGGTCGATATTACTGCACCGAGTTCATCGGCGCAACCTGTGGTGCGGGTGTGATGCCCTGGACACCGCCGGCTCCCGGGGGAGCGGCGCCTGATGGGGGCGGAACATTCGCGCCGGTGGCGTTGAAACTGGCCCCGGGGCCTGTCGGGAGCAGGGCGCCCGACGGAGTGGGTCCCGGAACAGCCGGCGGCTGCGCGGCGGGCCATCCCGGAGGCGGTTGAACGCCCGGCGGGAGGCCCGGGGGCGCTGCGCCGGGGATGTCGCCCGGCTGAGCGACCTTGATCTCCATGCCGATGTTGTCGGCGACGGCCTGGAGGATGCGCGCAGTCTCCCCCGGACCGATGAGAGCCTGATATTGCGGGTTGTTGATGAGCTGGAGGAACTGAAGTTGCTTCGTGAGGTCCTGTTCCTGCGCCGCAGCCTGCCGAACACCGTTCACCAGGATGTTTTCATCACCCCGGAGCATGCCCGTGGCGTCCGTGAGCATGATGAAGTCGTAGAGTTGGTGCAACAGAGGCTTCAAAACGTCATTGTCGATGTTGTCAGCGACGTTCATGAGGGTCTTGTTGGCGTTGTTGATGAGCATCGACAGGCCGGAAGCGGTTCGGCCGGCTCCACCGGACTGCCCGCCACCTGTCAGGTAGCGCGGAATCGTCGAAACGTCGTCCAGCATCGTGCTGAACTGGTTGATGACGCTCATCAGCTCCTGTGCATTGCACTGCGGCTGCTCGAAACTGATGGGTTGGCGGTTCGGATTGAGCGGATCACCCGTATATTTCCACCGTTTCCAGGGGTAGAGAGCATCCGACTGGTTCGGAGCGATCAATTCCTCGTCGTAGACGACCTGCGGACCGCTCGAAATGGCGATGTTGTTTACCAACGCGCGCAAAGTGGCGTTGATAACGTCGGTGAGATCGTTCGCCATGGCCGGAATGCCGTTGCCGTATAGGCTCCCGGGCTGCTTGTCGAAGCTCGTGATGTAGTAGGGTACACGAGCGCGCGGTGATGGATTCAACATCACCTTGAAAATGCGCTTGTCCACCATCCAGGCGGTGATGAAGTACGGCTTCAGAGGGTCATCGACACCTGGAACGTTATACTCCATGAGGTATCGACCGAGAACAAATCCGTGAAACTCAATTGCGTTGATAAACGTATCGTCGAGGACGTTGTTTCGACCCTCCATCTGCGCCCGTTCGTAGTCGAATATCTGAATCCACTCCTTGAATCCTCGGCCTTCGTAGGCTTGGATGATAGCTCGGATGTCATCTTCGCGATAACCGGGCAGGCCGATGAGCTGATAGAGATCATTGACAGACATGCGCTGTCTCTCAAAGACCTCTGTGTTGGTGATGCTGGTCGCGCCAGGAGAAAACCAAACATCCCAAGGACTAACACGCTCCCAAAAGAACTTCGCACTCTCGTGCGCGTGCAGTTTTTTCTTGGCATCCCACTTCAGCTCGGTGAACTTTCGTGTCACCGGACCTTTCATGACGGCGTATTTGTACACAGGCAGGTCCGCAAGGAACTCGGAGAGCGCCCTGTAGAAGTAGCCTACCTCCAGCATCTCGTCGATCCGCATCTGAGCCTGCTTCGCATCGTCATCCGCCTTGCGGCGCTCGGCGAGCTGCGATGCCTCGAACAACTGCTTGAGCCGGTCGTGGATCACGTCCTGACTCAGCATCTGGCCCTGTTGGTTCGCCGACATCACTTCCTGGTGAACGAGGTTGGCGATGTGCTCCTCAATCGCATCGGGCACCTTCGGGTCAGCCGTAGGCTCCAGGTTCCACGGACGGTCCGAGTTCATGTACACGTTCCGCAGGAGCGCAGTTGCGCCGCGGCACTTCATCGCCATCAGGCGCGAGTACACCGCGGAGCCACCCTGCATCTCGATGGCCTGGAGCGTCCCGGGGTCATACTGCCCGTTGTAGGCGCGCATGTCGCGGATCAACTCGTCATCGACCATTATCACCCGGCGGTGACGGACGGCCTTCTCGAACCGCTGGCGGATGTAGTTGGCCAAGTCAGTCGCGACTTCAGCGGATACCTTCGAGAGATCCTCGGATGCTCGTTCGGATTCCAGCATCTCCGAATGCGTGACAATCCGGATAAGTCCACGACCCTGATGGCGCATCGGCTCAGCAGAGCGATCAACGCGCTTCGACCGTGGGGCCGCAGCACCGTCATAGACACCGGGCACCGGGGAGGCTTGCCGAGCTGAATTTGAGAGTTCGGCGTTGACAGGCGGCATCGCTCCGAGAGCGGCGGCCCCGCCGTAGCCTGCTGATCCTGCTGGAATAGCACCCATGGTTCTCGTTCTTGTGGTGGGTAAAGCCGTAGCGATGGCAGCTTACATGGTGACCGGGATCACGTCCACCCCTTGGATGGAGGCGGCCGTTCGGGCTTGCTGTCCCGGCGGACCCGGTTCAGCCGGCTGAGCACGGTCCCGCTGTGGCCGAGGACGCCGTACTGGAGCGCGTCGGCGATGTCAGACCAGGGGTGGGACTTCTCCGGCACCGGCTGGAGCGAGCCGTCCTTCTTGCGCGCGTACCGGTATCTGGACGACATCGCTGCTATCAAGGTCGTGCAGTGAGGGCTGATGAGGAATGCCGGGCCGGCGTCGCGGGCCTGGAGCAGCCACTTCTCGACGGCCCTCAGCCGAGGGTCGATCGCATTCGTCTGAGCGGGCTGGCAAGCAAAGCCCATGCGTTTGAGAGCATGGAACACACTCTCCTCACCCACCTGGGAGCGGGCGATGCCCGACGGATCTCCGACCACCCCGATTGGAAGTCGGGCATATTTGGGCTGGGCGAGTATTGGCCGGAGCACCGTGGTGACGAACTGCTCCACACCCATCGATTCCCCGTGCGCTTCATCGAGCACGACAAGTCGCCCACGAGGGTCGATCTGCGTGACCACCGCCGAGGGGTTTCGCCCGAAATCCATCCCAACCACGACGAGCGTGCCGGGTATGGGAAGTAGGTTGTTGGATGCGACATGCCATTTCCTGTTGAATGAGCTACGGAAGACCGCCTCGCCAGAAAGACTGGGGCTGATCTTGTTGTCGATATATTGTTCGACCCAGTCCGTGGTGTTCGATTCTATCAAGTCTTCGTAGTATCCCGGGACCAGATTCTCCCGGTTCTCCGCTCCCGGGTCTCGGGCGCCCGGCTGGACCCAGTAGCCCCAGGTGGGCGGCAAAGGCTTCCCTTCGAGATTTTTGTTCTCCAGGATCTCGTTCCAGGGAGAATCTTCCGAGAAAGAGTTGGTTTCGGCGATGACCCCATACCACGTAGGTCCACCACTCATCATGCTCGGGAACCGGCCGCATCGAGAAAGTACGTCGAGCAGAATCCGGGGTGGCAATTCCCGTAGCTCCGACAGCCACCCGGCCGTCAAGTCGAGGGAAAGCAATCGGTCCACGTTTTCTGGCGTGTCCAGGGGGAGCATGATCCATTCTGACTCCACATCGTTGATCTCGATCCAGAAGGTGTTGCTCTGCGCCTCGTAGCGGGCGATGCCGCGCAACAGCTCCTGGATTGTCTTCATGGAGGTTGTTTTGAGCTGGGGAAGCGTATTGCGGACGATGACGAATCGAGTGCGACGCTTTCCGGTCTTAGGGTCGGGGGCCTGCTCGAAAGCGCGCCGGAGGAGTTCCATAACCATCCCCGACGACTTACCAGAGCCAACCGGCCCTCGTACAATACGTACCCTCTGGTTCGATTGCATGAACTGGGCGATGGTGGGAGGAGCAGTGTAGCTGAGTTCACTCATCTCTGCCTCAGCGTGCCCTGTCGCAGCACGCGGATGGACCGAATCATGCCCTTGGGGATGAAACTCTGGTTGGCGAGCTGGGTACCGTCAGCGATCTGCGCAGCTACCAGCACGCCCTTGGAATCCTTCTTCAACAGCCAACCGACGGTGAAGACCGTTACCGGCTTCGCCTTGCTCTTGGACGCGGCTTCGTCATCCCAGGCACCGTGTACCCAGGCGTCGCCCCATTCCACCATCACGAGCTGTCGCGTTAGCTTTTTTCTCATAAAGATCGGGAGGGGTGTTACGCCCTCCCGCCCAGGTTAGACCGAACTGAGATGCTTCTTAATGAGCATTACGAGCGCCTTTGTTATCTTTCTTGTACGGCGCTGTTCGGTCCACTGCTTACGCAGCGGGGGTGGCAGCCTCCGAACTACGTCCGGTGTCAACTGCCGTATCACCAGCATCCGTTGAACCGGACTCAGAAAGAGGGGAGTTGGCGACCGCCTCGTTGGCATCGAGCGCCTTCTGCGACTCCGAGACCGCGTGGTCGCTGCCCAAGTGGACTTCGAGGGCCGCGATCATGGCCTTCATCTCCGTCTTCGTGTCGGCGAGCGCGCTGAGCTGCGCGACGTTCTGGATGATCTGGATGGCGGCCTGCGGATGCTCGAACTTCGCGAGGAGAGTCCGCGCCGCGGCGACGGCCTCTTCATCCGCCTGCACGATGGTGGCCTCGGCCTGCTTCAGCGCGTTCTCGACGTTGACGAGATTCTGAGACACCTTGTCGATGACGGTGGTCAGGGTTGAACGAATGGTCATGGTATCAGCCTTCTGTTGACTTGAGTGTGGACTCGGTGGAGGGGACAATCAGCGCCTCGACTTCGGGACGCTTCTCTGCGCGGCGAACCGCCCGGAGATTCTCCAGTCGGGTTTCGCGATCTGCGAGGCGAGCGAGCAGGACCTTCTCGTTGATCTGCGCTTCTTTGAGCATGCGGGCTGTGTGTGACAGCGCCTGCCTCAGTGTCTGCATGTTGGTGCCGAAGTCGGTCCAGGTCTCGTCGGTCATGATGTTGACCTTCTCGCCTTTCGGCCCGATGGACTCGTAGACCTTGCCGCGCTCCAACACGGGGAACTCGGGCTGCGGCACGGGCGCATGTTCGGCGCAATACCCATGCGGCGACACTCCGCCTACAGCCGGTGCAAAACACTTCTCACACCGCGTCTGGTTTTCAATAGTGTCAGTCATGGCTTAACTTCCTGTGCGATGATCGTGGGCGGTTTGTCCGTCCCGATGTTGATGATAATCTTGTGCTGTTCGCCGCCGCCATCGGGTGTCTTTGACACGTGGGCGACAGTGCTGATCTTGGTGAGCTGCTCGATGGCCCCCAGCTTGGCAGCCACGGGCGCCTGCGGGTTCTTCGCGATCCGCGACAGCTCCGGCAGCGAGTCTTCCAGCAGGAACGCAGCTTTCGCACGAATCCGCTCCTGTGCGTTCATGTCCGAGTTCCATAGCCGCTGCGTGTCCCGGTAGTGCGCTGCAAAGGCCGGGTTCAGCATCTTCGCCGCAAGCTGTTCCTGCGTCAGCCCGTACTGCTTCAAGACATCCGTCTGGAAGCGAATGTTGGCCACGAGATCGGCGACGAGCCGCGAGTCGTAGTCTGTGATCGCACTCGGCGGCTCAGTTCCCGCGGGAACTATTGCGTTCATCCCGCCGGCCGGTACGACGTGCATTGGAGGGAATAGCTCGGGATCAAGGTTCATCGTCGGCTCGCATATTCTGGTGCAGCTTCAGCTTCAACCACTCGATGCAGTAGGCCATGTCCGATGACCGCATGTTGGTCACGTAGGTGAAATACTCATCGCGGTTCTCGATCGTCGCTGCGCAGATATGAGTGAGCCGACCAGCCGCGTGCGCCTCGTTCAGCTCCTTCATCACTCTGTCCACGGATTCTTTCTCCTGGACAGGCATCGGTATCAGTGTCAGCAGCTCAGCCATGGTCCATCGCCTCTGCGAGCAGCGCCTCACACGTTTTCACCCAGTCTTCGTAGGTACCGCCGTAGGGCACGTAATCCACGAGGCCGATCACGGAGCGCACTTTCCAGCGCTGCTCCTCCCGATCCAGGGTCGCATGGCAGAGCGTCCGTTGCAAGAGCGCCAGTATCTGCGGGTCCTCGGGCTGCAAGGCAATGGGGTCCTTCGCAGCGCGGATGACCGTCTTTGGCCCGTGTGGCGTTCCGCCATCGAGGTCGAACTGGGGATGGTTCCGTCCGGTCATGAGCCGCATGCTCGTCTGCCTCATCTTCACGGAACAGGCAGCCAGGACGGCCAGGAGACGCTGTGGACCCGGCCGGCCGCCTTCACGTAGAAGCAGATGGCTGCCAGGACGGGATGCTTCCCGCAGCCGCGGCAGGTGATGAAGTGATCGAGGAAGCCGATGCGCGGCGCCTTGTGCCCCTCGCCGGGCGGGATCGGCGTGCTCTCGAACATCCCGAGGAACCGCGGCCGATCGGACCACACGCCGATATGACGCTTGAGGGGCGGGTTGGTGGTTTCGTCGTTGTACACGTCGATCGTCATTTGATGAGTTCCTTCAGCTTGTTGAAATCGGCCTGAGCTTGGGGAGTGTGCCGCGCCACGTACTCGCGGGCTGCTTGTCGCAGCAGCTCGGAGTACGTCGTGTTTTGCAGGAAGGCGAGCCGCTTCAGCGCGACGACGATGTCGTCATCGCAGTAGAAGTTGACTCGCTCCCTGTTGCCCTCGTAGGCGCGGACCATATCAACAACCTACGCGCCGAACGGCAGCGGCTCGTTGGGGTGAACGTCCTTCCAGAAGCGGTTGATCTCCATCAGCCACTCCTCACCGCTCGCTTCGGCACGCACGCCGGTCTGCCAGCGGCGGCGCTTGCCCCCGCCGACCATCGACGTGATGTTCGCCGCATCGGGCAGGAACACTCGCCAGTAGTTCTGGTTCCACGCGGCATGCAGCCCCGTCATGACCAGCATGGCCGTGATCTCCTCCGACAGCCCCGGGTCGCCCTCGCGACGGATCACCGGGTTGCCCGCTCGCCGTTCTTTCGCAGCAAGCAAGTCAGCCTGAGTGACCATCCGTACCTGCGGCGCCGGGTCGGTGGATTTCCTCGGCCCCTGGCCAAGAGGGGGCAATTGGGGGCGGGGCGCCGTGGGGTTCGCCACTGGAAAGCCCGCTGCGATCGGCGCCGGTGTCTCCGGCGGGGTCGCTGTGTCCTCTTCGGTCGTCAGGGCCGCCAGTTGGGCCAGCTTCTCGGGTGTCGTTGTCATCTTTGATTCTCTCGCCGGTGTAGTAGATGGCGTTGTAGTCTGCGATTTTGGTCTGGATCTTCGTGACATCTCGGCCGTGCTCTTTCATGAAGTCTGCGATCTGCTTCAGCCACTCCATCCAAATGTCGTCGGCTGACAGCAGCTTCGGGTCCGCCTCGAAGTGATGGTCGAGCGACGCCGCCCCGCGCTCGTCATGCACCGTGGCAATGTACATGCCCCGCTGCCGGACCCACACGAAGTCCATGTTCATCAGCCGGGCTACACTCCTGACGAACTCAGGAATTCCCGGCGCTGCTGCAAACTTGCTGCCCGGCGATCGAAGAACCGGTTGCACTTGGAAGTTGGTTGGCACGAGTGATCTCATCGAGTAATTCTGACACCATCGCATCCCAGGTCGCAAGGCCGCAGCCCGGGTCAGTGTTCGGCGCGGACCAGCTCATCGAGACTACCGGCTTGCCCGGCTCGACGCGAGTGAGCCTCCACATGCTGGCTGATGTCCAGTGTGGTGATACCTCGAACCGCACCTGGATGTTCATCATCTGAAACAGCGGCTCGAACTTGTCGCGGGCGATGGGGTTCATCTTCGCAAGGGCGCTCGCTTGGAGAACCGACGGCGGCGGGATATCTTCTATGTGCGCGAACCCGCCAAAGAACGGCTGCCCGGATATTGTCCGACCCACGTTCGGCGCGACGCTCTCAGACGGCACGAGCCCCATGCCGGTGAAGCCCACCCGGACCGAATCGTTCTGGTGTTGGGCCGCCAGATTCTGAGCCTGCGCGTGCTGCTCGCGTCGCATGGCCGCGATGGTGCGGTCGATCTGCTGCTGGAGCGCGATGGACTTCTCATCCCGCGCCGCCCGCGAAGCCTGCATGAACTGCGCAGCGATCATGGATTTTTCAGCCGCGGTGATGCCGTCGGGCTGACTGAGGATGTTCCGGAGGGTTTGTAAATCAGGCGCCGGAGGGGGCGCGACCCGTGGATCATTTACCATGGGGTGAGTAAAACATACACATCATAGACGGTCAAGAAATTTCTCGTATCCCACCAGGAGAGACCCGGCGGGATACGGAAATAGGGCTCTCAGCCGCCCCGGGCTCGTGAGCGGCCGGCCGCCGCTTTGCGGGCCATGCCCGCCTTGCCGTACTTGGCCTTGCCAGCGTTGTAGGCAATACCGCCAGCTTCCTTCTTGCTCATGCCCTTCTTTTCGAGCTTGCCTTCCAGCTTGCTGAATTTGCTCATGTGTGAATTTCCCGTGTTGGTATGGATGGTAGCGGGGGCTGGAATCGAACCAGCGCGCACCGGATTATGAGTCCGTCGCTCTGCCAACTGAGCTACCCCGCTATCCGCAGATCCTACCGCCGAGCCCGCGCAGCCGTCAAGATGCCTTGGCGTTGGTCGGAGCGTTCGGCGTTGGCTGCGGAGCCGTAGACCCCGCGACCGTGACGCAGGCGATATTCGACAAGGCCGACGCCACATGGGCACCGTCTACCAATACAACATTGGTCTGAACGGCATAGCAGTGTAGTCCGTCGGGGACACCGGAAACCTGCCCAGTGGTCGTGTTGATACCAGTGATCGCGGTTCCCAGGGTCGTGATGTCCGTGGCGCAGCTCGTGCCGCCACAGGGGGCCATCTCGAAGACTGTATACGTAATGGTCCCAGAGATAGGCGTCCCATCGGTGTTACTGGTGGGAGCATCCCAACTCACGGTGACTATGCCAGGACCGGCCGCCTGTGCGGTCACTGTCGGGATGATCTTGGCGCATCCAGATAGCAGCAACACGACGGCAAAAAGCGACAGTATGGATTTCATTGGTGTGACCCTCGTATGACCGGGCTGACTCTACCGCCGAACGCCCGAGTCCGCAATACGGGCGTGGATCTGCGCGATCTCGTCCATGGGCTTCACCAGAGCCTCTCGCGTGTACGGATAGTCTATACGCCATATGCGGGCTTTGCCGTCGTAGCCGTCTTTCATCTCGGTGAACTCAGGGTCTGCGCGACAGCCGACACCCCACGCCAATACAAGCTGTTGCTCAGTAATGCTGAATCCTAACACTTCGATACCAAGTAACTTGTAGGCGCCGTGTATGTCATCAGGAATCGCATCGAGCCAATCGGGTTGTGTAGTCATAGTGTTAGCACGAACGTCAAGTGAGTGAGTAAAACGTATGTACGTGTGTTTTTGATGAGAAAGTATGGCGGGCTGCGGTGAGGCGCAATGGCCACCCCCCTCCCCCCGGTCCAGA